AAACCCTTCCATTTCGAAAACATTCATGCGCATGTGCGTAACTCCGATAACTCGTTAAAGCGCTCCATAAACATCCCGTAGGCATGGCTCGGAGCCAGTGGAATAACTTTGAACATTTCTGTTGCCGGGATACCTTCCAGTACTGGCCAGAAAGAGCCATCATCAAGCCCGAGATCGCGACGTTCGGTTGCCAGCATAATGAGATCGGCATATTTCACTGGCGTGCTCATAACAGGAGGTAACCCGTATTTCTCACGGATTACGGCGTCTATTTTTTCTTCCATCCGTTTATAGTCAGGAAGAAGGCGTTTCAGTGGCGCGGGGATGTCCTGGCAATACGCTTCTGTTGCATCATGCATTAATGCTTCAAAAGCAAATTCCTGCGGTACCAGCTGGCTGCAAAGCACCGCATGTTGGGCGACGCTGTAGAAATGAGAAAGATGACCGGCAAAGCGGCAGATATTTGAAAGGGAAACCGCGATATCGTTAATCACGATGTCGTCTTTATTTATCTTGTCATAATAAAAATGCTTCCCGGAAAAAGTTTTAATAAATGACATTTTGTTCTCCACGTTATATGCGCTGCACCGCTCTGAATTTTGATTGCAGCAATCCAGCCCATTTGACATGGGATGATTGCTGCAATTTTTTTAAGTTGTTGGATTTTGGCTTTTATCTTCTTTGTAAGAAAGAAGGTCACACATCAAATTAACTACCTTGCTGAATTGGAAAAGGTCAGCGCCAGTCTGATGACGCCACTGGAATGCTTTATCATCTTCATCATTAAATGTCTGAGATTGAGTATTGATGCGCGAAAAATGGAAATTTTCGGTAAGAATGAAGGTCACACCGCAACCGGATAACTCCATTTTATCAGCAGTGAAACTACTACTAAGGCTATCGGCCAGTTCGCTTTGAATTGACTCATGCTCAGCTGAGTAGCGAATAATTTCCTTTTGATCTGCGTAGCGTGATAGCTGAATATAATTTCCGACAGTGAATCCTTCAAATGCATTGGCTGCACCATTGATGTAGTTATTCAGGCGTGTAGTCAGTCCATTCTTGATATCACTGATGTTGATTGTTTCTGTTTTCACTGAACCGACAACCTTAATCAGCATTGCGCATACCATACCGGCTATTATTTTATTGGTTGTGTTGATTACCAATAATTTCTCATCAGTGCTGTACAATGCAAGAATCAGCGTAGACTTAACAAATGCCTGTTTGCATAGATCTACTCGTACGTTATCAATAATGGTCAGTCGTTCGGCACGCTTTAATTTATTCCCGGACATATTTTCGATTGTTTGGATTCGAGAATTAGCTTCTTTCATGACGACATGTCGGGGAATTATTTTCTGATCATGACGGATTACCATTGCGTACCCACCAGATATCGGAGTTACCAGTTCACCAGTGACAGGATTCTCTACAAAAGAGGACCGTGAAAGTTCTGTTTCCCCGATTTCAGAATAAGGGAGTTCGAGAAGATGACCTTCAATAGCCTGTATACTAGGTAATGTTGCTCGGTACACAATTGCGTTACGAAATTTTGGTAATTTCATTCTATTTTCCTCTGCACAAGATATTAGTTTCTCCACAAAACAGAGAAGAACACCTGCGGTGGCAGCCGCCCGGGTGGATTGGGTTATGAGCCCGTCGTCCGGTGATGCTCTTCTCTGTTTTGTAAAAAGAGCGGTACCAGCCGGAAGCAAGTGTACAAACTGGTACCGCCAAAGCAGTGGCTGCTGTGGTGACCGATGCTGATCTCCGGCTTGCGGTTATTTCAGACTCTCACGGGCGTTTAATTGCCCCGCCGAACAGCTCTTTTCCGCAATAGCTGCAATGTCTTTCGTGCATCAGCCTGCGCATTCACCACAACGCTGAGAGCACTTAGCCAGTTACGGCACCACACTTTGTCGCGGTTCCATAAATGCCCTCATCGTTGCACCCTGGTCTCTTCCCAGGTGTCAAACCGAACCGCCACGCTGGTTAGGCGTCTTATCAGCATCCTCATTGACTTGCACATTCCGGCTACCTGGTTTGTTTGCCCGAGCAAGGAGTGGATTGTCCCCTTTAACGTCCCCAGACCGCTAACGACGCATGTGCCATACGCCGTGTTACAACCAAATTTTGTTTAATCTTGCCTGTGACATGTTTCTTTTAGATACATTATGTATCTCAAGGGTACATTGTCAAGTATAAAAAAACCTGCCGAAGCAGGTTATAAATATTGATTAGGCCTTTATTTTGTATCTTCTTGGTTTTCCTGAGAAAATTACTGTGCCAATTATAGAGCAATTACCGTTGATCTTAATGTAAGGTTCAGGCCAGTTTGGGTTTAATGCTTTGAGGTAACGCTGTGTTCCATCTTCTATCAACCGCTTAAAGGTGGTTTCGCCTGTATCGTGCATCAATGCAATAACGTCGTCACCGTGGCAGGCAGGGACTTCAGGATCTACAAAAATCATGTCTCCCGGGCGGTACTCATCAATCATTGAATCACCAATCACCCGCAAGATATAAGTCATTTCGCCACAGGGTACAGGGCAGGGATAAGTTTCTGCTGTGCTCAAATCAACCTCAGAATAGCCAACTTCTTTCCATGCTCCGGCCTGTACCCATGATATGACAGGGACTAACGTTATTTGTTTGTTAGTAATTGAAACATCAGGTTTTTTTGTGATGTTTGTTGTCTGGTGTTCTTGATCAAGCCATCCGACAGGCAGGTCGAAACATTTTTCGATGTGCCGTGCCATGCTGTCACCGATATTTTTAGTAGCACCATCTCCCATAAACCTGCTGGTCTGGGTTGGCTCGCGATCAATCATGGTGGCAAAGGAAGAATTCCCGCCAACACCATCTCTCAGTTTTCTGGCGTTAGACCGCCGGATGTCATGGACTGTTTTCATAACGAAATTAAAACCTTTGTACCGATAGGGTACAAGTATCTTTAAGGTTCATCTCAATCATGTAGTATGTATATTGGAGGTACATATTGTATGAAAGCGTATTGGGACTCTTTAACCAAAGAACAGCAGGGCGAGTTGGCCGGAAAAGTTGGCTCAACACCAGGCTACTTACGGCTGGTTTTCAATGGTTATAAAAAAGCCAGTTTTGTGCTGGCTAAAAAACTTGAGCAATGCACGTCAGGTGCAATTACGAAATCTGACTTAAGACCGGATATCTATCCGAAAGATTAACAGAACACCTTCAATTTTTAACCACAGAACGATGAGGCTAACCGTGGGTAAGCATCACTGGAAAGTAGAAAAACAGCCTGAGTGGTACGTGAAAGCTGTCAGAAAAACTATCGCGGCGTTGCCGGGGGGTTACGCTGAAGCTGCTGAGTGGCTGGATGTAACAGAGAACGCTTTATTCAATCGCCTTCGTGCCGATGGCGATCAGATTTTCCCGCTGGGATGGGCAATGATTTTACAACGTGCTGGTGGAACTCACTTCATTGCTGACGCTGTGGCGCAGTCTGCAAATGGCGTCTTTGTGTCTCTTCCTGACGTCGAGGATGTGGACAACGCCGATATTAACCAGCGTCTGCTGGAAGTCATCGAACAGATCGGGAGTTACTCAAAGCAGATTCGTTCGGCAATCGAAGATGGGGTAGTGGAACCGCATGAGAAAACAGCAATTAACGACGAACTGTATCTTTCAATTTCGAAGCTCCAGGAGCATGCAGCACTGGTCTACAAAATCTTCTGCGCTCCAGAAAAGAGTAACGCCCGCGAGTGTGCAGCTCCGGGCGTCGTGGCGTCGATTGCTTCTGGTTGTGGAGAAACTAACGCATGAATAGTTTAACGGCAAATAACCGTTTGCATATTGATTCTGCAATTCCGGGACGTTACACTGCTCAGGCACCTTATAAAGCGGGGGCCGGGCGTGGAAACCCGAAATTCAATATAGAGCACAACCGCGCTCATGCGGTTTTTTCGTGTCATGAGCATCGTTACGCCCAAATTATGGTGGGGCGTGCAGGGCCAACTTCGGTTGGGCCGGGTTCTATGTTGACCGGTATTTCCACCCCTGTACGTCTCACCACCTATATGGTCGTGGAAAGCCTTGGTGGTGAGTTCATTGAATTCAACATAGGGGCTGTCACCATGACTACTCTCCCAACCCAATCTCACCCTGAAATCACGATTATCAATGGTCGCGTTGTCACCACATCTCTTGCAGTAGCTAATTACTTTACTAAACGGCATGAGCGGGTTTTAGATAGAATTAGAAACCTCGAATGTTCCGCTGAATTTACTGAACACAATTTTGTGTTAAGTGAATACACCGACGCATCAGGCCGCAAACTCCCTTGTTACCAAATCACCCGCGACGGTTTTGCGTTTCTTGCCATGGGCTTCACTGGTAAACGTGCTGCCCGGTTCAAAGAGGCATACATAAATGCCTTTAACCAGATGGAAAAACTGCTTTCAAAGCCATCCACGCTGAGCGATGCCGCAGATAACGCCAGCGTGCTTTACTCCCACCTGTCGGTAATCCACAAGGTCTGGCTGCAGCAGCTTTATCCCATGTTGGCAAAAGCCGAATCCCCGCTGGCTGTAAGTCTGTATGACCGCATCAACGACGCGGCGCTACTGGCCAGTCTCATAAATTTGTCGCTGAACCCTTCAGAGGTAAGGGGGCGCAAATGATCCGGAATATTTTCAAACGGTTTACCAATCATACTTTCCGTTGTCCTCGTCCGGGTCAGTGGTACACCACGCCTGCAGGGCATGTTCTACGTGTTAGCCTGGTTGACCGTGAATGTCAGAAGGT